GGCTGACGATAAAAGAGTCGAAGGTCGTACCACTTACATAGAAGAAAACATGCCGGATGGCATGTTAAAGAAAGCCGCTGTTGGTATCAGCAGGTTAGGTGATGCCGTTGGTTTTACTCAGGAAGATAAATACAAGGGTAAAACCAGAGAAGAGATAGCCAAGAAATCTACGCCTGAGAAAAAGCGGGCTGGTGGTACAGTTGGTTCGGCCTCTAAACGAGCAGATGGTTGCGCTCAACGCGGTAAGACTCGTGGAAAGATGGTGTAAAAATGGAACTAAAAGATATTGTTAATTATGGCCCTTTCGGAGTGCTGCCACGTATGGCTGTTAAAGAGTACGACAGGCAAAAGGTCAAAAATGCGGAAGAAATGCGTCGAGCACAAGAACAAGCCGCTGCTGAACAAGCCGCTGCTGAACAGGTCGCCGCTGAAGGTGGGATGAAAAAAGGCGGTAAGGTTAAGAAAATGGCTAAAGGAGGTTCAGTTGGTTCGGCTTCTAAGCGTGCTGATGGGTGTGCTACTCGTGGCAAAACCCGTGGAAGGATGGTCTAGCGTGGACCCGGTTAAAGTTATTAGTATTCTGTCTACCTTGCTGCCTAAAGGAGAAAAGTCTTCACCTTTTGCAAAAGAGGAGAAGCCAAAGGAAGAAAAGAAAGAAGAGCCAAAATCCGAGCCAGAAAAGAAACGCTCTGGTGGGGTAGTTGGTTCCGCTTCCAAGCGTGCCGATGGTTGTGCTCAACGGGGTAAGACCCGTGGAAAGATGGTCTGATGCCAGCCGTATCAGCCAAGCAAGAAAAGTTTATGCAAGCGGTGGCTAATAACCCAAAGTTTGCAAAAAAGGTGGGCGTACCAACGTCCGTAGGTAAAGAGTTTACTAAAAAGGAAGGTGGAGTCATGAAAGAGTCAAAAGCAATGATGAAAAAAGAAGTGTCCTTTATGAAGAAAAAGGGCGCTCCTAAGTCCATGCTCAAGCATGAGATGGCTGAAGCCGGTATGAAAAAGATGAGGGCTGGCGGTTTGGCTGCTGGGCATAAGTCTGCTGATGGTGTTGCTAAAAAAGGCAAGACCAAAGGTAAAGAAGTAAAGATGATGGGCGGTGGGATGTACAAATGAGGCCAAGCCGGGGGATGGGGATAATTAACCCCTCTAAAATGCCTAAAGCGAAAACCATCCGGAGGAAGGATAATCCGGATGAAGTAACTATGTACGCCGAGGGCGGTGAGTCCAAGGTGAACGAGGCGGGTAATTACACCAAACCCGGTATGCGTAAGTCTTTGTTTGAGCGTATTAAGGCTGGCGGCAAGGGCGGTGCTCCGGGACAGTGGAGTGCCCGTAAGGCTCAGATGCTGGCTATGCAGTACAAGAAAGCAGGCGGTGGGTACAAAGATTAGGTTTCCTATCTACGATGTTAATCAGGATGGGAACGTTTTTGAATGGTTAATTAGTACAGCCGAAGACTTTAGGAAGATTAGGCAGAGAGAACGAGATGTCGAACTTGAAAAAGCCGCAGCAAAGTCTGAAAGCATGGACTCAACAAAAGTGGAGAACTAAGAGTGGCAAACCTTCTACGCAAGGACCGAAGGCTACAGGGGAAAGATACCTCCCAAGCAGCGCCATCAAAGCGCTCTCCCCGCAAGAGTACGCCGCGACAACCAAAGCCAAGCGAGCCGGTAAAGCCGCAGGAAAGCAGTTCGTCGCCCAGCCTAAAGGGGTGGCTAAAAAAGTTGCTCCGCATAGGAAAATAGCATGAGTACAACCGGGACGACCACCTTTAATTTAGACCTCAATAACCTCGTAGAAGAGGCTTTTGAGCGTTGTGGTGCCGAGTTACGTACCGGCTATGACCTACGTACAGCCCGTCGCTCCCTTAATCTTTTGACGATTGAGTGGGCTAACCGGGGTATCAATCTGTGGACTATTGAGCAGGGTTCTATCCCCATAAATCAAGGGCAGATAACCTATGCGCTGCCTACCGATACTATTGACTTGATGGATATGGTGATTCGTACCCAGACCGGTATAAACCAGTCAGACATCAATATCAACCGGATTTCTAGTAGCACCTACTCTACGATCCCTAATAAGAACGCTCAAGGCAGGCCGATTCAGGTCTGGATTGACCGTCAAAGTGGATATGACAACCCTACGACTATTACCCTTAACGGGGGTATTTCGTCTACTGCCAACACAATTACCTTGAGTTCTGTGGCTGGATTGAACTATGTTGGCTTTATCAAGGTCGATTCAGAGACTATCGGATACAACGAAATATCAGGGCATACCCTACAAAACTGTGTTCGTGGAGTAGATAACAGCACTGCTGCGGCGCACTTAACGGGGGCTGCGGTTACGGTTCGCAACCTTCCCAATATATGTGTTTGGCCTTCCCCGGATCAGTCTAACTTTTATTCCTTTGTTTACTGGCGTTTACGTCGTATCCAAGACGCTGGTAACGGTATCAACACCGAGGATATTCCTTTCCGCATGATCCCTTGTATGGCGGCTGGATTAGCCTACTACCTGTCCCTAAAGATACCGGGGGCAGAGACTAGAATTGAGATGTTAAAGGCTTCATATGAAGAGCAGTGGGCGCTAGGCTCAAGCGAAGATCGGGAAAAGGCGTCTTTGAGATTGGCTCCACGGCAGTATTTTTACTAAGGTAAGTTATGTCAGGCCCAAAGTTTGCCTCTGGCAAAAAAGCGATAGCGGAGTGCGACAGATGTGGATTTCAGTACAAACTCAAGCAACTGAAAAAATTGGTCATCAAGACCAAGAACATCAATTTGCTGGTTTGTCCTACCTGTTGGGAACCCGATCAGCCTCAGTTGCAGTTAGGGATGTACCCGGTTTACGATCCACAGGCTTTGCAGAACCCAAGAAAAGATACTAGTTATATACAGGCGGGTTTCACGGGTATACAAACTAACCCATTAAACTTGCCAAATGAGGATGTAGATGCTTTTGGAACGCCGTCTGGCGGTAGTAGACAGATCCAATGGGGGTGGAACCCTGTTGGTTTAGACAACCCCTTGCAGTTATCTGGGTTACTGAATAACCTAGTGGCTAACGGGGAAACAGGAACCGTAACAGTAACAATAACTTAGGAGTAAAAAATGGAACTCAAAGCAGCATTGAAGGCACATATGGCTAAAAAGGGCGCTAAGGCTCACCCCGATGCCAATGTAAAGAAGTTGGCTAAAGGTGGCAAAACTAACCTTCAGATGAAGGCTATGGGGCGTAATCTGGCAAAAGTTGCCAACCAGAAAAAAGCCATGTCAATGGTTCGTAAAACGGGGATCTAATATGGATACGCCAGTCAAACAAATACCAATTACGCCCAATAACAATGGGTACCCTAATAACGTGCCTAACACGCAGACTCAGCGGACTCGTGGGACTAAAAACACGACCCGTGGAAACAGTCATAGCAAAAAGATGGGTTAAATGAACTACGCCACTCTGTTCGAGACGATCAAGGGATACGTTGAAAACGACTTCCCAAATACCTCGTGGACTGACTCTGCGGGTACAGGCACGGCTACTTTTACGAGCACCGAGCAGATCAATACGTTTATTCAAGAGGCCGAGCAAAGGATCTATAACAGTGTCCAGTTGCTTGATCTACGGAAGAACGTGACGGGTAACTGTACGGCTAGCAACAAGTACCTTTCCGTCCCATCAGATTGGCTGGCTAATTTCTCTTTGGCGGTCATTGACCCAGTAACCGGGGAGTATGAATTCCTGTTAAACAAGGATGTGAACTATATCCGTCAGGCGTTCCCGTTCCCGGCGACTTCAGGAAAGCCCACCCATTATGCGATGTTCGATCAGAACTCATATATTCTTGGGCCAACCCCGGATCTTTCATACTTAATGGAACTCCACTATTTTTACTATCCGCAGTCTATTGTTACTGCTGGTACATCTTGGCTGGGGGATAATTTTGATTCTGTGTTGCTTTATGGCTCTTTGCTGGAAGCGTATACGTACATGAAGGGCGAGAAAGATGTCCTTGATAACTATATAGCCCGGTACAATGAAGCCTTAGCAATGCTTAAACAACTTGGCGAAGGCAAGAACCGTCAAGACATGTATCGCACCCCACAAGCGAGGTATCCAGTCAGATGAGCAGCATGAGCGAAGTAGCCTTCCTTTTAGGTGGCACAAACGTCAAAGTCCTTACGACTTCTGGTCGTGGGTTCACGCCTGAAGAAATGGCTGAACGGGCTTTGGATAAGATTATCTCTGTTGGCTCGCAGACTCACCCCGCCATTCGGGATCAAGCCGAGGCGTTCAGGAATCAGATCCGGCAAGTTTTAGTGTATTACATGAAAGAAACCGTCAGAACACACCACGTGACTCTGGCAAACAAGTTCAGGAACGCTGGACATCCTGATTTAATTAAACTTTTAGATGAATAAAGGAGCCTAATATGGCGATTACCCAAGCAATGACAACCTCGTTTAAGGCACAACTTTTGTTGGCCGTACACGATTTTCGTCCCTCAGCGGACACAGGCGCAGACGTTTTTAAACTGGCGCTGTACACATCTGCTGCAACATTAGACGCTAACACGACTACTTATAGCGCTTCTAACGAGGCAAGCGGTTCTAACTATACGGCTGGCGGTCTAGCACTAACCAACACCGGGGTAACGGCAACCAACATCAATGCCAATACCGGTACAGGTTTCTGCGACTTTTCCGATCTGACCTTCCCGAACGTATCGGTGACGGCTCGTGGCGCTTTGATTTATAACACCACGCCTTCGGCAAACAGCAATGCAAACACGACTCTGACCAACGCATCTGTGGCGGTTCTGGACTTCGGTGCTGATAAGACATCTACGGATGGCGACTTCACCATCATTTTCCCGACCAACGATGCTTCTAACGCTATTATCCGTATCGCGTAACTATGTCATTCGTACTTGCTGATCGTGTCAAAGAGACAAGCACAAGCACCGGTGTAGGGGATATGACTCTAGCCGGTGCTGAGACTGGCTATCAATCTTTTGCTGTCATCGGTGACGGCAACTCAACCTATTACACAATCGCCCTTCAAGGCGGTAACGAGTGGGAAGTAGGTATTGGCACGTATGAGACGACAGGCCCGGATCTTCAGCGGGATATAGTGCTGTCCAACTCTTTGGGGACTACGGCAAAGATTAACTTCTCAGCCGGAACCAAGGATGTCTTTGTAACCTACCCGTCTGAGCGGTCAGTGTTTGCTTTGGGTGGTGGGGTGACTGCCGATACTGGGTCTATCTACATTAATAAGACAACTGTTACTAAAGACACCACGCTAAACGATGGCGAGAATGGCATATCGGTAGGAACAATGACGGTAGGCTCAGGCGTAAATGTGACTATTGATACCGGGCAAAGGTGGTTGATTGTATGAGCAAAATTCAAATTCTCGGCCCTTCGACTGGTACAGGAACGCTTACACTTACTTCAGAGGCGACTAATACAGACCAGACTATTACGTTTCCAAATAGCACGGCGACAATAGTTGCGGTTGCTCCGGGGACTGCTGGTAACGTCATTACGTCTAACGGTACATCTTGGGTGTCTCAAGCAATTGCTGCTTTACCAAGCCAGACAGGTAATTCTGGAAAGTATTTAACTACAGACGGAACTAATGCTTCTTGGGCTACTGTTTCTATACCCGTTGAGATTATTACCCCAACAAATACTTCTCCTGCTAATGGCGCAACAGGGCAAACAGAAACACCAACCCTAACGTCATCAACTTTTTATTCGTTGTATGGATTTACGCACACTGCTTCTCAGTGGCAAGTATCTACGTCCTCTGGATTTGGGACAACCGTTGTAAACACCGGAGACGTTGGTAACTTAACATCCTACACAATTTCTGCTGGCGTTCTATCGACTAGTACAACCTACTACTGGCGTGTTCGCTATAAAGACTCAAACGGTTCTTACTCTTCGTATTCGACTGCTACAACATTTACAACAGCGGCGACATTTAATTATGGTATCGAGTACATAATTGTTGCTGGTGGCGGTGCTGGCGGTGGATTATCAAGCGAAGGCATAGGTTGCGGAGGTGGCGGTGCTGGTGGATATATTGCTGGCACAAAAACTGTTACTCCCGCTTCTTCATTCTCGATTACAGTTGGCGGCGGAGGTACTGGGGGAACATCTAGTGCTTCTACTAGCGGGTCTAATAGCACTGCAAACTTTAATGGCACAGAGACAGCAATAGGTGGTGGTCGTGGGGGTGGTAATACATCCCAAGGCACTGGAGGAAATTATACGGCGGCAAGCGGGGGTTCTGGTGGTGGCGGTTCATATGCAAACCCGTCAGGCGCTGCTGGAACAGCAGGACAAGGATCGTCAGGTGGTACTGGTCAATCTGGTGGAAGTTATCCCGGCGGCGGTGGTGGAGGCGCAACGGCTGCTGGTGGTTCTCCAGCATCAAATACTAGCAATGGTGGTAATGGCGGCACAGGGATTAACTGGCAGTCTGTTGGAACTTTCTATGCTGGTGGTGGTGGGGCTGGTAGAAACGGTGGTACTGCTGGAACAGGCGGATCTGGTGGCGGGGGCAATGGCGGATCAAATGCTGCTGGTTCTAACGCAACTGTTAATACTGGTGGTGGCGGCGGAGGCGCTGGAAACTCTTCTATCGTGACATCATTGGGCGGTAACGGTGGTTCTGGTGTTGTAGTGGTTCGATACTCCGGGGCACAAAAAGGAACAGGCGGAACAGTTACCTCGGCTGGCGGATACACGTATCACACGTTTACAACTTCAGGGACGTTTACAGCATGAGCCACTTTGCAAAAATAGTAAATGGCATCGTGACAGAAGTAATTGTTGCGGAGCAAGATTTTATTGATAGTCTCCCAGAGTCTTCATCGTGGGTGCAAACTTCCTATAACACTTATGGCGGCGTTCACGCACTGGGTAATACACCTTTACGAAAGAATTACGCAGGTATTGGGTTTACCTACAACCATTTACGTGATGCGTTCATACCGCCAAAACCCTATGCGTCTTGGAAACTCAACGAGACAACGTGCTTATGGGAACCTCCGATTCAGTATCCTAACGATGGTAAAGATTATGTTTGGGATGAAATTACAACTTCATGGGTTGAGAGATAACTATGCCAGCATCAGTTATTAACGCCACCATAAATGGCATCAATGCCACGGGTGGAAACGTAGCCGAACTTGAACTTCAGGTAGGCGGCACGACGGCTATTACAGTTAACTCTGCTGGGTACTGGGTATTAACCCAAGCACTTCCAGTGGCATCCGGGGGTACCGGATCAAACACGGCTACATTTAGTGGCGCTAATATTACTTCTCTTAATGCATCAAACATTTCTTCTGGAACATTAGCAGTAGCCCGTGGTGGTACAGGGAATGAATTTTTTACGGTCAGTGGCCCCGCTACCTCAGCAAAGACGTATACATTCCCCAACGAAAATATGTCGGTTGGGTTTAGGAATATTCCGCAGTCAGGCTCGGATAAAACAGGTTCTTATACGCTTGCCGTAGGCGACATTGGCGAGTTTATCGGCGTAGGTTCTGGCGGTTCTATTACAATTCCTGATGCAACTTTTGCCGCTGGTGATGCAATTACAATATTTAACAATACAACTGGCAATATAACAATTACTTGCACAATTACAACCGCTTATATTGCTGGAACAAATACAGATAAAGCAAGTGTTGCTCTTGCAACTAGAGGTGTTTGCACTGTTTTGTTTATTTCTGGAACTGTCTGCGTTATTACGGGTAACGTATCCTAAATGAGCGGAATTTTACAAACTCTATTAGGCACGGCTGGCATAACCCCGCCACCTACTATTACTGTTAATTTTCTTGTAATAGCGGGAGGTGGTAGTGGAGGTAGCGGTAGTAATAGATCAGCGGGAGGTGGAGGTGCTGGTGGATATAGAACTTCGGCTGGTACTTCAGGCGGCGGAGGCTCTGCGGAATCAGCAATATCGGCCCTACGAAGCACTAACTACACCGTTACAGTTGGCGGCACTGGTTCAAGTTCTGTTTTTAGCACTATTACTTCATCTGGTGGTGGTTCTGGTAGCGGCACAGTAAATGGTGCCGGTGGCGGTGGTGGTAGCGGAGGTGGAGGCTGTAACGACTCTGGTGGTGGCGGCTCTGGAACTGCTAATCAAGGATACAACGGCGGAAGTGGTGGTCAGAATTCTGGTGGCGGTGGTGGCGGTGCGGGTGCGGCAGGAAGCCCTTCTGGAGGAAACAATTCCGGCGGATCTGGCGGCAGTGGTGTATCTTCCTCTATTACTGGAAGCGCAGTAACTAGGGCTGGTGGAGGTGGCGGCGGAAGTCGTGATGGCCCGGGTTCTGGTGGATCAGGTGGCGGTGGCGCTGGTGGTACTGGCTTTCCTCCGGTATCCGGAACAAATGGAACTGCAAATACAGGTGGTGGCGGCGGTGGTGCTAATAGCGGTAGTTCAGGCCCCGGAGGCAGTCCCGGTATTGGTGGCTCTGGAATTGTTATTCTTAGGTACCCTGATTCAGTGACTATATCTAACCCCGGTGGTGGATTAACCTATTCAACATCTACAGCCGGTGGATTTACTGTCGCAACATTTACAGCCGGTACAGGCAACGTTTCTTGGAGTTAACAATGGCGCACTATGTATTTCTAAATGAGCACAACATTGTTATCGAAGTAATTACCGGTAAAAATGAAGGTGAAGAGGGTATAGATTGGGAAGTGCACTACGGTAACTTTCGAGGTCAACCCTGCAAACGCACCTCTTACAACACTCGTGGGGGTATTCATGCATCTGGCGGCATACCTTTTCGCAAAAACTTTGGTGAGATAGGATACACATACGACGCAGGACGGGATGCTTTTATAGAGCCACAGCCGTTCTCATCATGGATATTGAATGAAACTACGTGCAGATGGGAGCCTCCTGTACCGTATCCAACAGATGGCAAATACTATGTGTGGGACGAAGAAACAACTTCATGGGTAGAGACAAATGGCTGATTCATTTATTAACGCAGATACCGACGGTCTAAAGCAGACTGGCGGCGACTCCAATATTCTGAATATACAGACGGGTGGCAACAATGCCATTACGATCAATGCCCTTCAGAATGTGACCTTAGATGGTACGGGGGCTGTGACGGTTCCTGTGGGTACCGTAGCCGAGCGGCCTTCTGCGCCTGCTGCTGGTATGTTCCGGTTTAACGATGACTCTGACGAGTTTGAGGGCTATGACGGATCGGCATGGGGTTCGATTGGCGGCGGGAGCAACATCACGCCATTTGGTCTTTTTGAGAACGCCAAGTTAATCTCAGCCGACTACACGATTACCACAAACAACAACGCCCTCAGTGGTGGCCCTATTGAGATTGGGACTGGGGTTAACGTAACGGTTCCTTCGGGATCAGTCTGGACGGTGGTTTAGTATGGCTATAACAATAAACGGTACAACAGGAATAGCGGGTGTAGACGGTTCCGCTAGTACGCCAGCGGTACAAGGTGCAGACCCTAATACAGGCATTTTTTACCCTGCGGCAGACACCATAGCCTTTGCTGAAGGTGGTGCAGAGGTTATGCGGATTAACTCTAGCGGTTATGTAGGTATTGGAACTACTTCTCCCGGCTCTCCGCTTTCAGTTTTATCTAGTACAGCAACTGCACAAGGCATATATAGAAATACTGACGTATCTATTGCTGGAGCCGCAGGGGTAACACTAGAGTTAGGTGCTTTAGTTGGAACTACTCCAACACCCGCAGCACAAATTGTTACTGTATTAGAAGATGCCAATGCTGGAAATATGCGGTTTGGAACCAGAAGTTCTGGAACTGTAACAGAGCGTATGCGTATCGACTCCAGCGGTAATGTTGGGATTAATACAACCACCCCTGCCGCACCGCTTCATGTCAGAACAACCGCAAATAACTGGACGTCATATTTTTATAATTCGTCTGCAAGCGGGAATATGTATGGGCCTTTATTTGGTTTTACTCGTACACCCAACGATACAAACAGCATTTTTTTGTATTGTGAAGATAATACAAATGCAAAATGTGCAATTTATTCTAATGGAACAGTAACAAACCGAACAGGTACATACAACTCGTTCTCTGACATAAAACTTAAGCAAGACATTACAGACGCATCAAGCCAATGGAATGACATCAAGGCTTTACGGATTGTTAAGTACCGCCTTAAAGATGAAGTTGCCGCTGACCCAAACTACCCTGCCTATATCGGTGTAATCGCTCAAGAGGTTGAGCAAGTAAGCCCCGGTCTTATAGACAATTGCGTAGACAAAGATAGTGGAGAAGTAACCAAGTCTGTTAAATCTTCTATTATTTACATGAAAGCAGTCAAAGCCCTTCAAGAGGCGATGGCTCGCATTGAAACCCTAGAGGCACAGAACGCAGCCTTTGAAGCCCGTCTAGCCGCATTGGAGGCTAAATAATGTCACTCGTAAAAATATCAGGCAACGCAAGCGGGACGGGAACGCTGACTATAGCGGCGCCCAATACAAACACGGACTACACGCTAACTTTGCCAACGAATACTGGCACGATTTTGACAGGTTCATCGGCTATTACGGCTTCACAGTTGCCCGCTGGCTCTGTGTTGCAGGTGGTTCAAACCACTAAAAACGATACAACATCAACTACAACTACTGGAAGTTTTGTTGATATAACTGGAATGAGCGTTTCAATTACTCCATCTTCTGCATCTAACAAAGTGTTGGTTATGTTTTCAATTAGCACTTCAAATGCCACAGGAGACCAAAACGATTGTATTCAACTTGTTAGAGATTCAACAAACATTGCATCAGGCACAGGAGCAGGCACTGTAAACTGTACTTTGTATATGAGAGAAAACTCAAGCGCTTCTATGCAAACAGGTTCAATGACATTTTTAGATTCTCCTGCTACAACTTCAGCGGTCACATATAAACTTCAATGGCGAGCATCATCTGGTGGAACTTTATATTTAAATCGTAGAGGGGGTGATACTAGTTTTATAACTTTTTCAACAATTACAGCAATGGAGATTAAGGTATGAGACACGAGGCAATTTACAATCTCTATCCTAATGTAGTCACCATTGATGACGGTGCCGGTGCGTTAGATGCCCAAGGCAATCAAGTTATTGTAGACGAAGCCGCTGTTGCTGCTGAGATCCAACGTTTAGAACCAATCAAAGCCGCAGAGCAAGTAGACGCTAAACGCAAAGCCGCATACATAGTCGAGGCAGACCCGTTGTTCTTCAAAGCCCAGCGTGGTGAGGCTACGATGGAGGAGTGGCAAGCCAAGGTAGCAGAGATTAAGACGAGGTTTCCAAAATGAGCCAGATAAAGGTCAACGCAGTCACAGACGCTAGTGGTGGTAATACCGCTACTATAAATAGCATGACCCCTACTGCGGATAGTTTGCAGGGCTTCCGCAACCGCATCATCAATGGTGGAATGGTAATCGACCAGCGTAATGCTGGTGCTTCAATTACTGTAAATAATTCAAACATCAATCGTAGTGTTGATCGCTGGTGGGGATCAGGAACTGCCTCTGATGGTGTTTACACTATGGCACGATCAACAAGTACACCCCCAACTGGTTTTACAAACTTTCTAAGAGTTACTGTTACCACAGCAGATGCGTCAATTGGTGCTAGTAATACTTATTACATGGGATCAACAATAGAAGGTCTTAATGTTTCAGACTTAGGTTTTGGTTCTGCAAATGCAAAAACAATTACTATTTCTTTTTTGGTTCGTTCAAGCGTAACTGGAACTTTCTCTGGTTCTTTGCTAAACGGTGCAGAAAACAGAAGTTATCCTTTTACATTTTCAATTAGCGCCGCTAATACATGGGAAACCAAATCTGTAACTATTGCTGGAGACACAACAGGGACTTGGGCAACTGATAATACTGCTGGGATGGTTCTAACCTTTGACCTTGGAAACGGGTCGAACTGGAGAGCAACGGCGGGTTCTTGGGTTGGTGCTGGAGAATATGGAGCAACGGGAGCAGTTACCTTAATTTCTACTTTAAATGCTACTTTTGATATCACAGGTGTTCAACTCGAAGTAGGCTCTGTTGCTACACCGTTTGAGCGCAGACCGTATGGTATTGAGTTGGATTTGTGTTACAGGTATTACGAAAAGATGCAGTCTGTTAGCGGCTCTTATATGGCTCCAGCATGGACTCCAACTGCAGTAAGCGCACTTGGTACGATGTCGTTTTATCAAAAAAGAGCAAACCCAACGATTGGTGTATCTGCAACTTCGGACTTTGCTGTGACTACCGCCGGGGGAACCGCTTCTATTTCTGCAATTTCATTTACCGCAGGATTAACATTTTCTAGAATAGATATTACAAGTAGTGGTTTAACAATTGGCTACGGATCAATGTTGAGATGTGCAAACTCAACTGGTTATATAGAAATTGCCTCGGAGTTATAAATGTATAAATTATA